CCCGTATACCCCCCATGCGGGTACGGAACGTCGCGTTAATTCGTTAGGTGATGACTTTCCTGTGCTCGGTTGACGGTTGACAGGAGTGCGACGCGGCGATCCATCTGCCGATCGTGGCAGACGACGAGAAACCAACGTCCCTACGCGCATATGCACGCCAGCGGGGTGTCAGCGCCGAAGCGGTAAGCAAGGCAATCACGGCGGGCAGGCTGAGCAAATCGATCGCGTTGGTTGACGGGCAGCCGAAGATCGCAAGCGTCGATCTCGCGAACCGCGAATGGGCCGAAAACACACGCGCACGTATCGAAGATGCGCCAGCGCTCAAGTCTGGCGACATGTCGCCAGCTGAAGCGCTCGCACGTTACAACATCGCACGAGCGCTACGCGAGGAAGCCGCCGCGCGTCGCGAGGCATCGACGGCCGACGTGGCCGAGATTGACGCACGGGAACGTAAGGGCCAGCTCGTGCCCGTCGATCAGGCGCGAGCAGACGTCTTCGCTAAATTCACGGTGGTCCGCACACGCATCCTCGGGGTGCCCTCAATGGTCGCGCAGCGACTTCCTAAGCTCGCATCCGAGGTCGTGCCCGTGCTTGTCGAGCTGCTGAGAGAGGTGCTGGAGGAGCTCGCCATTGAGTCGAGCGATGACGAAGAAGAAGAAGAGGAATAGGCTGTGGCTCGCAGGGGTCGATCAAGCCCTGCGCCCACCGCCCGAGATGTCGCTCTCGCAGTGGGCCGACGCTCACTTCTATCTGTCAGCGGAGAGCGCGGCAGCCCCGGGACGCTGGCACACGCTTGCGTATCAGCGCGGCATGCTCGACGCGATCACCGATCCCAGGGTCGAGCGGGTAAGTGTGATGAAGAGTGCTCGTATTGGCTATACCAAGTGCATCAACGCGGCGATCGGGTACTTCATCGCACAGGACCCATGCCCGATCCTTGTGGTTCAGCCCACCGTCGAGGACGCCGAAGGATACAGCAAAGAAGAGATCGCTCCGATGCTGCGGGACTGCGAGGTGCTCGCCGGTCTCGTTACCAACGGGGCGAAAGAATCAACGACGAAAACCAGCGCGCAAACGATCCTGCTCAAAACTTTCCCGGGCGGGGTCCTGTCGATGGTCGGGGCAAACAGCGGACGCGGATTCCGGCGTGTCTCTCGTCGTGTCGTCATCTTCGACGAGGTCGACGGCTACCCAGCGAGCGCGGGTAACGAAGGCGATCCGGTAAAGCTCGGCGAGCGCCGAGCTGAGTACTACTGGAATCGGAAGATCATCGCGGGCTCCACGCCGCTCGTGGCTGGCGCGTCTCGCATAGAGGAGCTCTTCGAGGCGGGCGATCAGCGTCGATACTACGTCCCGTGTCCTCACTGTGATCACTTCGATTTTCTGCGGTTCAACCTGCGTCGCGACGACGAGGAGCGCGAGCAAGGTCACGTGATGCGCTGGCCGAAGGGCGAACCGTCGAAGGCTCATTTTGAATGCCGTAAATGCGGGTGCTCGATCGAGGAGACCAGCAAACGAATAATGATCGAGCGCGGAGAATGGCGCGCCGACGCCGCGTTTGCAGGTCACGCGTCCTTTCATATATGGGCCGCTTACTCGCTGTCCCCGAACGCAACGTGGTCGCAGATCGCCGAGGAGTTCACTGAGGCGAAGAAGCGACCGGACACACTCAAGACGTTCGTTAACACGACGCTCGGGGAAACCTGGAAAGACCTCGGCGATGCCCCCGATTGGGAATTACTGAAGCAACGCAGCGAGGGCTACGCGATTGGTAATGTGCCGGCCGGCGTTATTGCGCTGACGTGCGGCGTCGACGTCCAGAAGGATCGGTTTATGTTCGAGGTGGTTGGGTGGGCTGCGAATAAAGAGAGCTGGTCAATCGACGCGGGCGCACTCTATGGCGACACGTCACATCCGGACACGTGGAGGCAGCTGGACGAGCTCCTTGACCGAACCTATCCGGCAGCTGATGGCGTTCTCAATTATCCGATCATCTCGCTGGCGATCGATTCCGGCTACAACACACAAACCGTATACGGCTGGGCTCGACGCAAACCGTTGATGCGTGTGCTCGCCTGTAAGGGAGTTTCAACAGCGCGCATGATCATCGGCACGCCGACGAAGATCGACGTCAACCTGAACGGGAAGAAGCTACGTCGCGGATATCAGGTGTGGCCGATCGGCGTGGACATCGCCAAGGGCGAGTTCTACGGATGGCTCGGGTTACGTCGTGACGCTGACGGCGAGGCGCCCGCAGGATTCTGTCACTTCCCTCAGTACGGGGACGAGTTTTTCCAACAGATCACAGCTGAGAACCTGGTCACTACTGTGTCGCGCAAAGGCGGGCGCGCCAAAATGAATTGGCAAGTTCAGCCGAATCGCGAGAATCATTTTCTGGATTGCAGGGTGCTGGCGCGCGCAGCCATCGCGCTCCATGGCATCGACCGCCGAGCCACCGCTATGGCAACGCCGATGGCTGCGGCGGCTGCCGAGGTCGCTCCGGTCGTCGCGCCTACGCCGGTCTCGCCCCAGAGCAACGATCGCCCCCGCGACGCCTTCTGGGATAAGCCTCGGAGCTCCGGTCCCGGCCGCGGCTGGTTCGGCCGTCGGCGTTGACACGCTAGCGCCGGCGTGATCCTGACGATGCAATGGCGTGGCTACAAGCCGATGCGGACTCGTTGCGCTCGGCGATCATCTCGCTCGCGACCGGCGCGCGCGTTGCCACGGTCTCGTATGCTGGACCGCCAGCGCGATCGGTCACCTACGCCGCTGCCGATCTGCCAGCGATTGAAGCGTTGCTCGCGCGGATCGAGCGCTCGCTACTCCTGACCTCGGGGTATCGCCGGGTGTCATTCAGCAAGGGCTTTGACACCGGGAGCGGCGGCAAGTGACACAGCTCGTCGTCTCGGATCTTCAGGTGTCGTGGTGGGATCGTTTCTTGATCGGCCTCGCGCCGGCATGGGGCCAGCGTCGCATCGAGGCACGAGCTCGGGTACAGATGATCGGGCGCTACTACGAGGCGGCGCAGGGCGGCAGGCGCACCGATGGCTGGCGCAAAAGTTCTACCGACGCAAACGCAGCAAACGGCCCGTCTTTAGGCCGATTGCGCGATCTTTCGCGCGATTTACGCCGAAACAACGGATGGGCGAAGCGCGGCATCCAGGCGATCGTCAATAACACCGTCGGCTGGGGGATCATGCCCAAGCCTACCGGCCGATCGCGCGCGCGCAGCGAGGCGGCGCTGGCGCTCTGGAATTCGTGGGCGACGACGACCGCGTGCGACTTTGACGGGCGGCTCAATTTCTACGGCATCCAGCGGCTCGCGATGGAGACGATCGCCGAGGCCGGCGAGGTCGTGATCCTGCGTCAGCCGGCCTCGATGCAGGACGGCCTCCCGATCCCGATGCGGCTCCACGTGCTCGAGCCCGATTACATCGACACAAATCGCAACGGCCTGGTCGGCGTGGACGGCGGCCCGATCATTGACGGCATCGAATGCGACAAGTTCGGCCGGCGCGTTGCGTATTGGCTCTATACGTCGCACCCGGGCGGCAATCGCGTTGCCTCCACGCAGTTCGAATCGATCCGCGTTCCCGCCGAGCGTGTGATCCATATCTTCCGGACCGATCGCCCAGGCCAGCTCCGCGGCGTGCCGTGGCTAGCGCCCGCGATCGCCCGGCTCAAGGACCTCGACGATTACGAGGACGCCGAGCTGATGCAGCAGAAGGTCGCCGCGTGCTTTGGCGCGTTCGTGACCGACATTGACGGCGCGGCCTCGCCGCTCGGCGGTGCCGGATCGGACTCCAACGGGCAGCCGATCGAGTCACTCGAGCCGGGGCATATCGAATACCTCGCGCCGGGCAAGTCAGTCACGTTCGCGACCCCGCCGCGCGCGCAAGATGCCGCGTTCTCAAACCGGGTGCTGCGTCGGATCGCGGTCAGTCTCGGCGTGCCGTTCGAAGAGCTCACCGGCGATTACTCGCAGGTCAACTTCAGCAGCGCGCGCATGTCTCGGCTGGCGCACTGGCAGAACGTCCACGAGTGGCGAGAGCACATGCTGATCCCGCAGCTCTGTCAGGGCGTGTGGAAGTGGGCGATGGATCTCGCCGTCGCGATGGAAGGCTGGCCGCAAGTTCCGGCAGCCGAGTGGGCAGCGCCGCCGATGCCGATCCTCGAGCCGGACAAAGAGGGCTTGGCCTATCAGCGGCTGCTCCGCATCGGCGCGATGACGTGGCCGCAGATGGTCCGCGAGCTCGGCCAGGACCCGCTTGCGCAGCTCGACGAGATCCAAGCATTCAACATCGACGTTGATGAGCGCGGGATCGTGCTCGATGGCGACCCGCGGACGATGACGCAAGCCGGGCAAGCGCAAACGCTACCGGCTGCGCCGCCCATTGCCGATGCTGCCGATGCTGCCGATGCTGGCGGGGTCGATGAGATTGACGCGGTGGAGCCCGACGATCCCTACAACGCCGACGCCGCGGCTCGAGCGCTGACGGCCACGCCGGATCCGGTCGCGGCACCCGGTCAAGCGGCACCCGGTCATCAGGAGACGCCCTACAGCTGCGGCGCGGCGGCGCTCAGCTACGCGCTATCGGCGATCGGGATCGAGGTCGACGAGGAGAAGCTCCGCGAGCTGTCCAAGACCACCGAGGAAGGCGCCGACGAGCTCCAACTCGGCACCGCGCTCCAGGAGCTCGGCGTTACCTACGCCGAGAACCGCACCGCGACGTTCGCGAACCTGGTCAGTGAAGTAAAGGCCGGCCACGCGTGCCTGCTTTGCGTTGATGATTGGGAGCATTGGGTCGCGATCGTTGGCGTGCTCGGCAGTCGCGTGGTGTTCCGGGATCCGACGAACACCGCCGACAACATCGACGCCAACACGATTCATCTGCTGACCGAATCCGATCTGACAGCGCGTTGGCGGGGTCCCGACGACCAGCTCTACATGATGGTCATCGTGCCGTGAGCGTCACGCTTGACGATACCAAAGCTCCGTGATCCTGAAAGGCAACATGGCGGACCGCAGTGTTACCCGGGACATTCCAAAGCAATCGCTGCGCGCGATGTTCGATGCGTCCACGGTGAACGTGGAAAAGCGGACTGTCGATCTGATTTGGACCACCGGATCTCGCGTGCTGCGTGGCGGCGCCTTCACGGAGCCGTATTACGAGGAGCTTTCGCTCGATCCGAAGCATGTCCGCATGGAGCGCATGCAGAGCGGCGCGGCGCCGCTGCTCAACTCGCATAGCGCTGGCACGATTAACGATGTGCTCGGCGTCGTCGAGAACGCTCGACTCGAGAAGGGTCAGGGCGTGGCTACGGTCCGCTTTGATTCCGGCACCGAGGGCGAGGACGCTTTCCGCCGCGTTCGTGAAGGCACGCTGCGCAATGTCTCGGTCGGGTACACGACCAGCAAGATGCAAGAGGTCAAGGATTCCTCGACCTCGACGCCGGTATATCGCGCGATCGACTGGGCTCCGTATGAGATTTCGCTAGTTCCGATCGGTGCCGATGCTGGCGCCGTGACGCGCTCGGAGGGCGGCTTGTCGCCTTGCGAGTTTATCCAGGAGAGACATATGGCTGATTCTGAGAAACCGACCATCATTCCCGCGCCGGTTTCGGAACCGGCCATCCCCGCCGCGCCGTCGATGGATTCTGTCCGTTCGATGGAACGCGAGCGCATCAGCGGCATCCACCGCGTTGCGCGCAAGCTCAACCGCCCGGAGGCTGAGGTCACCTCGGCGATCGAGAACGGTACCGAGCTCCACGCCTATCGCGCGCACGCGATCGAGTCGCATGGCGAGACCGGCACGATCCAGATCGACAAGCGCGATCCGCGCATTACCCCGGGCGAGGACAGCCGTGACAAGTGGATGCGCGGCGCGAGCGCGTGGCTGCTCCAGCGCGCCGCCGTCGGCAACATCGTCGCCGCTGACGCGAAGGCGAAGGGCGAGAAGATCGATCTTGATCCCGGTCACTTCCGTGGCCTGCGCATGATCGACCTCGCGCGCCAGGCGCTCGAGAATTCGGGCGTTCGCACCGCGGGCATGCTGCCGATGGATCTCGTGGGTCTCGCGCTCACGCAACGTAGCTCCGGCATGACCGGCGCGGCGAGCACCGGTGATTTCCCGGTGCTGCTCGAGAACGTTCTCTACAAGACGCTGATCGCGGCGTACGGCACGACGCCGGACACCTGGACGCGCTTTGCCATGACTGGCAGCGTCCAGGATTTCCGCGCTAACAAGCGCTACCGCATCGGCACGTTCGGTGCTCTCCAGACCGTCAACGAAGGCGGCGAGTTCGCGAACAAGGCGATCCCCGACGGCAGCCGCGAGTCGCTGACCGCGCAGACGAAGGGCAACATCGTCTCGATCACCCGCCAGGCGATCATCAATGACGACATGGGCGCGTTCACGACGCTCGCAACCATGCTTGGCCGCTCGGCTCGCCTGACGATCGAGCTCGATGTGTACGCGCTGCTCGCGCAGAACGGCGGCCTCGGTCCTCTCATGGGCGACGGCCTCACGCTGTTCCACGCGAACCACAAGAACATCACCACGTCCGCAGCCATGAGCGCGGGCGCGATCGACCTGGATCGCCAGGCGATGGCGTCGCAGACCGATCTGTCTGGTAACGAGATCCTCGGCCTCACGCCGGCGATCTTGCTCCTGCCGATCACCCTCGGCGGCGTGGCTCGCCAGATCAATACCGGCCAGTACGACTTCGATGCCTCGACTGGCAAGAACCCGTGGCTGCCCAACCGCGTTGGCGGTCTGTTCCATCAGATCATCGACTCGCCGCGCATCGCTGGCACGCGCCGTTACGTGTTCGCGGATCCCGGCATCGCGCCGACGATCGAAGTGGCGTTCCTCGACGGTCAGCAGCAGCCGTTCCTCGACGTTCAGCAAGGTTGGCGCGTGGATGGCGTCGAGTGGAAGGCGCGGCTGGATTATGGAGTGGCTGCCATTGACTACCGTGGCGCTGTGACCAACGCGGGCGTCTAAGCCCTCCTGACCTGAAAGAAAAAAGAACATGTTGAATTTCGTAAAGCCAGGCGACGTTGTTACGTACACCGCTCCAACGGGCGGCGTGGTCAGCGGCACCGCGTATCTCATCGGTCAGCTGCTCGTCGTCGCTCAAGCGACGGTCGCGGTTGGCCTCGCGTTCGAAGGCGTCGCGGTCGGCGTGTTCTCGTTGCCCAAGGCGACGGGCATCGCGTGGACCGAGGGCATGCTCCTGTACTGGGATCCTGTCGCGAAGAACCTGACGAACGTCGTCACCGCGAACACTCGCGTCGGCGCCGCTGCCGCTGCGCAGCTCGCCGGTGACGCCACGGGCGCCGTCCGCCTCGGCGGCGCC